AGGTGCTCGCGGTACAGGTGGCCGTCCTTCATCGCCTTCGACAGCCGCCGCGCGTGGCGCGCGTACGCAATCAGCTGCTCGCGGACCCCGGCAAGAAATTTGCGCGTTTATCCGCGAAGCCGTTCACCTGCTCGAAGAGCCAGGCGTGCTTCTCCAGAGCCGCGGCCACGTTCGAAGCCGTGCACTCGAGGCTCACGCCGCCCTTCTCAAACACGAGCGCAGCGGGCTTGCCATCGGTGGACCAGCCCACGACGAGCGTCGCCTGCAACTCCCAGAACTCGGCGTTCCGTTCTTCAGTGGTCGCCTTTCGAGGCGCTCTCTCGATCGCTCTGCGTACCTGCGCCTGGATCATGTCCTGGTAGGCCTGAGAGTCCCGGCCACGCACGCGCAACGTGACCCCGGTGGGACGGCCCGCCGGGGAGAGGAGCGCCATGTCGACACCCTCCTGCGATAGCGGACGAACGTCACAGTCAGACAGGTCGAAAGGCTCACTCATGCCTGTGAGTCCTGCGCCGCCATGGTGGTTTGCTCGTGCTTCACCCCGGCGCCGCCCGTGGCGTTGTAGAGCGCGGTAAAGGGCATGGTCTGGACCAGGTTCTTCTCGCCGTCGTCCTTGGTCGCGCCGCCGAACTTGATCCGCGGAAGTGTGAAGCTCATGAACTCCGCGCCAGCGGTAGACCCGGTGGAGAGCGCCACCGCGAGCGCCACTTCCGTTTCGTTCAGGAAGTAGTCGCGCATCGCGACGGTCTCGAAAAGCGCGGTGATCTGCCCGTCTACCGTGATCCGCCCCTCGGCGATGTCCGGGTACACGTTCGATCCGACGACCGGCTCGGCCGCCATGTTGCCCTTGAGCGCTAGGGAGAGCCCGGTAACGCTCGCGATGGCCGCTCCCTGAGCGATGAGGAGCCCGTTAACTGCAGCGAGCACTCCCGTGGAAGTCTCCGCAGTGGGTGAGGTGTAGTACGGCGCGCTCGCACCGGAGGCGGCGGTGACATCCCTGCCCATGAACTGAAACGCAATCGTCGAGATGCCGGTCGGCGGCAGCGCGAGGTCCATCTGGTTGATCTTGCAGCCGAGGAAAAGCTCGCTCTCGTCGAGATCAGAGTAGTAATGCTCGATCGCGTAGGAGAGGTCGGTGTGGCCGGTGCTCGGCGCATAGGTGGTCTTGCCCGGGATCGTCCAGGTGGCGGAGGCGATCGGCCCTTCAGCGACGAGCGCGACTCCGTTCAGCGGCATCACCGTCAGCACCGTCGCGGTAATTTCCAGAACGAACAGGTTCTTGTTCAGGTTCGCGGCGTTGAACCCGCCCGCCGTCAGGCGACCGACCTGTCCGACCTTGACGCCGTCGGTGAGCCAGGAGCCAGCCGCGCGCGTGATCGTGTACGTAGGCCCGGCCCCGGCGACTGTGATAGACGCGCCGGTGATCGCAGCCACGGCGACGTAGGCGCGGCGCAGAGCCGCCGCGATAAAGTCTTCCCACGTCCCTGGCGATAGCTCGCCATTGATCGCCCCGCCGACCGAGCGCACCCCGTGCCGGAAATCCGAAAGCTGGTAGTCGGAGCGGATCTCCGCCGACTGATAGGTCTCTTTCGCGAGGTTAAGGTCTGAGGTAACGCGCCTCAGAAGCTGCGCTCCGGTCGGGCCTGGAGCCGTGCCCCAGGTAGCCTCCACCTTGTATCTGAGTGACTTCGCAACGCCTGCCGCGATGGTCATGGTCAATCTCCTTTATTGAGCGACGTCAGGCGTAGCAAGCGCCGTGATGTAGTGAACTTCGAAGGTCATCCGGGCGACGCCGACTTCCTTCTCGGCCTCGCCTTCCATGTCGATCTGGACGTTACGCAGTTGCACCCACTTCGCGCCGCCGATGCCCTGGTTGGCCGCGATTGCGACCTCGACTTCCTTGATCATGGCGTCTAGCTCATCGTCAAATGCGACGGACTTTTTGCTGCAGCACTCGACCACGAGTTCGGTCATGCGCCGGACGAAACGCGAGATGCCAAGAGACTCGATCTCGACAGAGTCGTCGTTCGCGTAGATCCGAAGCCCCGGAAGATTCGTGTCCTGTAGCTCGTGCGTGCGGTTCTCGAACACGTTCGCGCCGCTGGTAGCGAGGCCGGAGAGTGCGGTCACCGCGGCGTCGCGGATCTGCTTGCGAAGGTGGTCGGCCATGGCTTCAAACGCGAAGGTTGAGTACGGCCAGAGCGCCGTCGTCGATGAGCTCGCGTCCTTTTATGGTGTACACGACAGCGCCGATCGTGAGCGTCTTGCCCACGTCCGTCTGCAGAACAGCGGTGGCCTGCACGAGCGCCGCCGGGCTGGTTCCGGCAATGCCCATCTGCTCGAGGTACGCCTCGTCGAAGATCGCCGACACACCACCGGCCGCGCCGCCCTGCAAAGTCGCAGCGACTGCGAACTCGGTGGTGTTGAAAAAAACCGTGAGATCTTCGTTGAACATGACCTAGAAGTTCTTCGGGCGCGCGATGACGCTCGCCGCGACCAGCGAAGGCCCGGTGACGATGGTGCCCACGCAGCGCACCCAGCCCCGCACCGAACCGGCGCCAACCGTGCGTTTCTGGATCTGGTTCGCGGCACCGGCGGCGAACGCGCCTTCGTCCGGCGTCACGCCGGCCGCGCCTGTGCCGGAGCCGTCGGTCGCATCCTCAATGGTCCAGGTAATCGAGCCAGTCATGGCTCCTACCTGCATGACGAACACGAGATCGCCTTCCCGGTCACGGACATCGACCCAGCCGGAGGTCGCGTTAACGGTGGCGGCCGCGGACACTGGATCGAGCAACTTGACGGTTGTTACCGCATCGGCTTCGTGGCTGAGCATGACAGTCTCCTTGTTGCTGGGGAATGAACTTCGCTTTTTTTCGGGCGCCCTCAACCTGAAGATGCCCGAAAAAAAGCCCGGTCAGAGCCGGGCTTTAGACCTGCAGAAGCTCTAGCGTGCCTGGCCTTTGGACCGGCCAAGCGTTTCCTGGACGATCTGCGTGAGGCTCTCCACCGCGCGCGTCAGCAGGGACAACGGGTCGGTGCCCGCGGCGGCGCGCGCCGGCGCCTTGTAGTCCGGGTTGATGTGCGGCTTGTCCTGCGTGAGATCCGCCTTCTCGGACTGCACCAGCATCCCGGCCATGTAGCGGTCCACCTCGACCACGTCCCCGGGGTTGACCATCACCGGCGTCGCGCCCTGGATCGAGGCCTTGAACATCTTCTTCGCCTTCACCCTCAACATCGCTTGCTGTGCCATTGCTTGCTCCTTCAGAAAATTGGGTTTGGCTGGAGGTCAGGCAGTCTTGGCCAGTTCCACCAGCGCGGCCTTGTCGGCGTGGGACGGGTAGACGACCTTCTTCTTGTCGAGATACGCCCTCAGTTCGTCGTTGGTCCAGGCCTCGAACGGATCTGCGGCGGATCCTGCGCCTTTCGACTTCGGCGCGTCCACGCGCACGGCCTTGTTCGAGGTGACTACCTCGTTGCCGACTAGCTCGTTTACTTCGACCTCCGTGCCGGCTTCGACGAGCTTGCCTTCCACGTAGAAACCGCTCAGTGCTTTGACTTTCATTTTCGCTTTCTCCTTTGGTTGCGGCGCGCCAGTAATTAGCGCGCCGGCCGATTTCAAATCCAGCATGCGCTGGGCTTAGGTGATCGTGGTGGCCAGCGAGAAGGCCGAGGGGTAGCGCACGCCGATATCGATCGAGTACATAGCGCGCACGCCGACGATGCCTGCCTGGAAGTTGGCGTAGGGGTTCACTTCGACCTCCAGCACCCCCCACTCGGCGAGGATCACCTGCGAGAAGTCGCCGAACAGCATGTTCGCCGCCGGCATCTGGTTCGATGCCATGGCGCGGTAGCCGTCGATCGTGCCGTCCAGCAGCTTGCCTTCCCACACGTAGCCCGGGATGGCCGCGGTCTTGAGGCGCTGTTTAAGCAACCCGGCAACCGTCGGAGTGGTGACGAAGCCCGAAGCATCGAAGAGCGCATTGCCGGTTGCGGTGTCGGTCATGAACTCGATGACACCGGGGTAGGCGAGCGATGTGCCCGTCACACCGCCGATGCCAGCCGTGCCGATGATGCCGGTCGGCTGACCAGAAGCACCGCTGCCGTTCAGAGCTGCCACGTCCACCGCCAGCGACACCACCGCCGCCAGGTCCGACTTCACCAGCCCCTCGGCTGACGGATCGGATTGCAGCAGCAGCAGCCGGCTGATTTCCGTGTAGCCACCGACCGTCTTCGGCACCAGCGCGATCTGCGCGAAGGTCTGCTGACTCTCGGTGATCGACGTGGCTTCCGTCGCCAGCCAGAACGCCGTCGCGGCGACCGTCTGTTTCGGGATGGACACGTTTCCGGTGAGACCCGTCAGCCGGCGCGCGCCCATGGACAACACGACCGAGCGGTTGCGCAAGAGCTCGATGAAACCCATGTTAGCCGTCTCGACCAGGAACCCGCCGCCGCTGCCGGCTGCGACCGTCAGGTCGCGCTTGATGAGCTGGTAGGCCAGATCCTCGACCGGCGTGCGGTCCGCGCGCTGCTGGACTTCGAAGGGCACGAAGAACTTGTTGCGATCCGACACGCGCCCGAGTTTCTTGCCGATCTCGGCGGAGCACTCCGCCTCGAAGGGCGCGAGACCCATGTTCTGCGAGCCGCAGGCGTCGATGGCCCGGCACAGGCTGAAGCGCTTGATCTCCTTCTTCGAGAGGCCCAGCTTGGACGCCGACTGCGGATTCTCGCGCCCGCGCTCCTCCATGATGCCGAGCATCTGCTCGGCGACCACGTCCATCGAGGCGCCGGTCGTGATCCAGTGATCGCGCGTCACGTCGTCGAGCTTGTTCGCCTTGCACAGGTTCTCGATCCCGCGCCGGCGCAGCTTCTCGACTTCCACCGGGTTGATGAGAGGCTTGTCGACAACGGCAACTGCGGCGGCAGCGGCTGCCGCGGCTTCTTCTGCTGCGTTCATTTGTTGCTCCTTTCGAGCGGCGGCTGCCGCGGATTGATGGGAACCTTCTGCTGCCCGACCCACGCCGACTTTCGTGTCGGCGGGGATCGTCACGAGGGACGTCTCAAACGGCGTCCACCTAGTGACCGTGTACTCGTCCGGCTCTTCCTTACCGGCCTTTGTGAGCTTCATCGCGTCGCGGCTGTAGCCGACCGAGACCGAACTCAAAATGCCTTCGCGAACGTCGCGGAAGATCTCGTTCGCTCGCACGCTGTTGCCGAAACGCACCACCGCCCGCGCGATCTTGTCCTCGTCGACCCGCGCCGACTCGATGACGCCCACCCAGTTGTTCGGGTCGTGGTTGACCAGCAGGTTCGCGCGGCCGGATTTCAAGCGATCCAGGTTCACCGCGCCCTTCGCGTGCGACAGAATTTCCATGCCGTACCAGCGCTCCACCGGCTCTTCCGAGGAGAACGAGATCTCCACGGTTCGGTCCGCTTCCTTCGCGCTCTCGCGTTTGAACACCCCCTCGCGCCGGTCTGGCTTGGCGAGGATCTCGAGGATCGTGGGTTTCTTTTCGTTCGCCATTTCGTGACCTCCAAAAGAATTGCGCTTCTACTTCTGAGAGGCAAATTTATGGCTAAGGCGTCTGCGGGTCTTAAGGTCACGCTCAAGTGCAAAAACTGCGGTCGCACGCTTGAGAAAGGCCTTACTGAACTCAAAGCGAACTCCGAGTTTCGCTGCGAGTGCGGAACCACCTTTGTTATTCAAGGGGACGGCTTTCAGAGCGCCGGGAAGGCTGTCGATGCATTCCAGAAGTCGATTGCGGATTTGAGTCGCAAGCTTAGGAGGAAGTGAACCAGCGCGTAATGCGACTCCTTGCAGGCGTCGCATTAGTACGGTCATTCCTTGATCGGCTGACACGGCTATTCGTTTTTCGTCCATCGTCCGATTCCCCTCAACAAATGGCCGACGATAAGAAGCGCGGCAAAATTCCACGAGTCCCGATTCACGGAAAGTTCGCCCACAACGGGGCTTTCCTAGTTGCCATCGGCAATCTCGTAGTCAATTGGGCCAACAACGAGAGTGTTTTTCTGGCGATGCTTCAGGTCTTGCTAAGCGGAGGAAACCATTCGGCCGCAATCGTCTGGCATTCGCATCGCACTACGGTATCTCGCTTGGAACTGGTAAGCAGACTTTGCCGCGAGCAGGTGAAAGACAAAGCGCTGGTCAAAGAGGTCACGACCGCCATCAGCAGGTTCAAGAACCTCAGCCGAACGAGGAACTTCTACTGTCACGCGACGTACCACTATGACAAGGAATTGAACCTGGATTCGGCATCCGGAGTTACAAGCACCCAAGAAGGCGATCCACTTGTGTTCACAGAAAAGCAAATGGACATAGCCGCGCTGAATGAGATAAGCGACGTATCTACACAATTGGGCGAGTTCAACCGCCACCTTTGGTCTTTGGTTGAACGGCTGCAAGTCGAACTCGGAGTGCAGCGTGTAAAGCTGCCTCCATTGCCTCCCGAGCCGAGATAGTGTCTAGGTGCCCATCCTCGTTCAGATACGGCTCTGTCGCGCGCAGCGCGGCGGCAACCATGTCCGACGTCACTTCGGTTGATTCGATGTTTGCCACGGCCTAAACTCCCTTCATGGCAGACGAAAAGAGAACGCCTCAAGAAGCAAAGCGCGTGATGGACGACACTCTGCGGCGGATGCTGACCATGCCACCGCAGCCGCAAGTCCAGAAGAAACCTAAGAAGCGGAAGAAGGCCGCCAAGTAGGGGCGGCCCCCTCCGGGCTAACGGCCTGTCACCCGCTGACTATACGGGTTTGTCAAAGGTATAACTCCC